GACCCGACCCGATTGATGCCCGACCCGACCCGACCCGATCCGCTGGCCATAAAAAAGGGGCGCCCCGAAGGACGCCCCCGACTAGGAGAGTGGACCCCTATGCGAGTTCGTTAACTCGCTGACCCGACACGTAGGCGGACAGCTTGCTAATGCTCTGCGCCGTGTTGGGCTTTTTCTTTTGAGATTGGATATCTTCAATGATTGATTTGAGTTTGGCCAATGCTTCGTCCTCAAACTCTGCCAAATCAAAAGGCTCCCCGTCCGACGTATTGTTTTCACTGAACACATCACGCAATTCAAATTCAACCAGCACGTGAACGGTGTCTTCGTCCCACGTTGCAATGCTCTCTTTGATGTTGTTCACAAGGGTTTCGCGACTGATCATTTTTTCTCTCCAATGTTGTTGACTATGGACACCATATACCATAGGATTGGTACAGTCAACAACCAACGGAGAAAAAAGTCATGATGTTAATGACAAAAGAAATTGAGAAAAAGCTTCCTGCCATCGGGACGCATTCCGACACCATAGCGCAAGATGTTCCCATCATCGCCAAGTTCTTTGCGCCTTGGTCAAACTGGACATGGTACGTCACTGAAGGAACCAAGGACGGAGACGATTGGCGTTTCTTCGGTATGGTTCATGGAAATGAAAAAGAGCTAGGCTCCTTCATGCTTTCCGAATTGGAAAATGTGAACGGTCCCATCGGCCTCAAAATCGAGCGCGACAGGGGTTACACTGGCACCCTGTCCGAAGTGCTATAAAGAAATACTCTCCAAACTAAAGGGGGCTTCGGCCCCCTCTTTTTTTGCCCAGCGCCAGGCGCGATCGGCCAGCGGTTCCCCATTAGATCCAATATTAATATACTCTCCCCCCTCTGGTGGGGGCCGGCCAGGCCGCCGGGATTTTTCCTGGCGCCCCGACCCCGACCCGACTAGTCCCCGTGTTGAAGCACGACCCGACATGACAGCTCAACTAATGAGGGCTCGAACTTGTCGGCGTTAGCTAACACCCGCTGTGCATTGGCAAGCTCCCGTCGCACGAACTTTTGAAAATCGGTCATCGCCTTAACTCCTTTTTTAGTTGATAATGTTAGAATACTATGGGATAATGAATAAGTCATTAAAGCCAACAACGGAGAGTTATCATGAGCAAGGAAGCCGAAGTCGCCCTTCAAAAGGCAATAGACGAAGAACGGGAACACGACCCCCTTTTCGATATCAAAACCCACGTTTGGAATTCGTTGAATGACAAGCACAACACCACGGGCTTTAGCATGATGCAGTTAAACGAAACAAAAGACGGTCAGAAAAAAGTCGCTGAAATCTCAGCGAAAATTGCTAAAGACATGACCAGAATATTTGGTGATTGATATGGCACATCAATATGAGAAACAAATATTGACCCTTGCCAAAATATGCGTGGCGGATCAAGTCGCACGAAGCCCAAGCCAACGGGACCCTGATTTTGTTTTAGAAGATGCAACGAAAGCGATTGAGTACATGGACACCACTTTACCTTGTGGAATGTGCGGGTCACGATTCGACCCGCACTCTTCCCCTCATTATATTGTGCATTGGCCACGGCCAGAATATCCAAGCGACAAGGAACCGCTTTGGTTATGCGATAATTGTGTCACCGCCAACACTACGGAGGAACTCGCGGAACATTTTGATTTCCCCGTGGAACATATGGAAAGCGAATTGGGTGGAGACGGAGCATGATCAACCTTCACGAAGCCTGTCTGGAATATGTAGACCTGCTGAACTCACCCGCCAATGCATGGGGCCAGCATTGCCATCCTGTCTATGGGCAATCACATCATCTGTTAGCGCATCTCTATTCACAATGGGGAGAGGAGGACGTTAAAAATTGCGTGGCGAAAATCTTCAAACAAATGAGCCCATAACTAAAAGGGGCGCTTCGGCGCCCCTTCTCTTTTCTGGCCGCCGACCTGGCTCGAGCCGGCTCTAATATATTCCCCCCGACCCCTCTGGCTGGGCGCCCAGTTCTGGATCCCCCGACCCGACGATCCCCGACCCGACCCGACCATAAAAAAAGGGCTCCCGAAGGAGCCCTTTCTGCGATGCCTCATTTTACCAAGAGGCTTGGTAGAAAACCGTTCGTTTCCAATTACCGCCCTCTAACCATTTCGCAGCCTCATCAAATTGTTGGGCATGTTCTTCGGATTCGTCAGAGAATGTCTTGTCCATTTCTGCATCGCCAAAAAAGCAACCCTCCGTATGTGGCAAGTCATTAGTGCGAACGGCCTTTGCTATCGTGCGGAGGTCATCCCCTTCCAAGGGAATCTCCTGGCACTCATCTTTACCTTTCGCAAAAGTGTTCACGATGTAACCGTGCAGCTTGCGATGCTTTCTCCAATATCCAAGCTCGAGGTTCATGCTGTCTACAGGCTTGCCGTCCTCTTCACGGAAAGGTTCATCGTCGCCCTGTAGAGATCCCCCTACATATTTACGCCCTGTTAAATACATATCTAAACCCATGACTACGTTCTCCTTTGGTTGTTGACTATCGATAGAGTATCCCATATAATTCTAACAGTCAACAACCAACGGAGAGAAATCATGAACGGTTCTTTTGTAAAACACTACAGCCAACTAGTCGGATACACCGTCACAGGAATTGCGGTGGACGATTCGGATACGGATGACTTCGGCGGTGACCCTTGGGAAGGTCTGGTCATGGAAGACGGCAAGCGCAAGAAAATCGCTTGGGTGCTAATGGACCCTGAAGGCAACGGCGCTGGTTTTCTGGATATCGTAGATGCAGAACATATCGTCTCAAAAAAAGCTGTTTTATTGAGTAAGTGACAACGGGGGGGGCGAAAGCCCCCCTTGCTCTATTTAGAAAGGATAACAAAATGGATTCTACAAATTCCCCCCTACCATTTTTTGATGATTGCGTTTCCGACTTGGCAATGCCTGAAGGTTGGGAAGACGTATCTTATGGTAATGATTCTTGTCCCTCTTGGGCTTTCAAGGGCTTTCAAATTTTCATCAATCACGCTGATTGGAAGAAACGGGAAGATGGCGTTGAGGATGAATCACGTTTCTGGATTATCAGGGAAGTTGACTATGGTGGTTCATCTTGGTCAGCTTCCGCCGATACTTTTGACGATGTCTTGAAAATTATCCATGACGAAGAAACATATCATGCCGTCGCAAGGGCCTTTATGGATATGCACAGCAAGCCAGATTTTAAGAAACTCTCCCTTGATGAATGGCTTTGGGAATATGGCGACACCCTTAAATACGACGATTACAGGGATGAAGGTGAGGCCATCATGGGATTGTTTGATGCCACGCCAATCAGTGATGGGGCAATTGTTGATGAGTGATCTTTCTACCAGCGGGGGGGCGAAAGCCCCCCCAGATCTGGAAAGCCGCCGGCTGGCCGCCCTCAAATGGATCGTCCAGGAAACCTCGAGCTTCGAGCATCTTGACTGGCCCAGCGGCGCCTGGGCCTGCAACTACTGGCTGGGCGCCCTCGAGGAATACCAGGAGTCCCGACCCCGACCCGACCTTGACTCCCGACCCCGACCCGACTAGACTAGAATTCGTTTCATAGAAATCCTCTCTAAGAAACCTCCCTAGTACTCCAGCGCCCCGACCCAAAATCGGGGCGCTTTTTTATTTGACCCCGATTAGAAAATGATGGTATACTTCACCTAGTCAAACCAACAACCAAAGAGGTGTATTATGTCGCTAACATTAATTCCCGCCTATGGGAGAGACTACAAAAGCGCGAAAGCGGCGCTGGCCGATTGGAACGCCAATAAGGATTTTGAAATAGCGAATCCTGGTCACCCGCGTTATATCAACAAGCATGATGCGGAACAGCATAAATATCTAGATTGTTGGATTCGGTATAATCGTAAACAAAAGATTGTGGAGGCATCATGAAAACCAGATTCGTAGAATCCTCACGAAATATCAAAACGGGAAAGATTCCCGTCACGACTACTGAGGAAAAGAGCTGCCCGCCAAGCTGCCCGTTAAAAAACGGTGGCGGGTGTTATGCTGAGTATGGCCCGTTAATGCACCGCTGGGCAGAAGTTAACGCTTTTGCCGATAACTGGTCCGAAACAATAGCCAAGATTGCGGCGCTTCCAGACAACCAGATATGGCGCCACAATCAGGCCGGCGATCTGCCTGGCGTAGGCGAACGGATCCACAAGGGCAAGCTTTCCGAATTGGTAAAAGCCAATGAAGGAAAACGCGGATTCACATACACCCATAAGACCACGACCCGCGCGCAATTGGCCAGCGTCAAATGGGCAAACGAAAACGGGTTTACGGTCAATCTGTCCGCCAACAATCTAGAGCATGCCGACAAGCTTTTGGCTAGTGGCGCTGGTCCCGTGTGTGTTACACTGCCCCATGATTTCAAGGGGACGAAAACGGAAACACCTAACGGAAAACCCGTCCGAGTTTGCCCCGCGCAATACCTCGATACCAATTGCAAGTCTTGTGGATTATGCCAACACCAGCGGCGAAACGTGGTTGTTGGCTTCGTCGGGCATGGCCCCGCGAAAAGGCGTGTCGCCGCGTAGGGGGGATCTGACTAATCCCCCAGCCCTTGGCCGGCAACCCTTGACCGGCCAAGGGCTCTTATTTCAAATGCCCCCCGGAATGAGCCGGGGGAACATGGGGAGGGGCGCTTCTTTTAACGTCTCGGGTTGGCGCCCCGACTCCCCGACCCCGACCCGACCCGACCTACTTGGATCCCGACCCGACCCGATCCCGACTGAACCCCAAAACCTGGTTCCAAAGTTCGTCAATCCCCGACCCCGACCACATGCACCGAACTACGGTTTGCACCCCGGTTCCCGAACCCCGAACCCCCAGACCGTGGGTCGCTAACTCCCGACCCTTGTCCCCCCCGAATAAATATAGGTTCCCCCCTTTGAGAGGGTGAACCAAGAAAAAGCTAACGCCCCCCGATTGCCAATAGGCGTAGTTCCAAGCGATTTGATGTGATGAGATATTAATTCGGTTAGTTTTGGTTGTTTTGAGTTCTACCCAAAACGGGACACCCTCCGCACATATGTGGACATCTGGAACCCCGCCGCCGAAGCGGTTTTCAATCCGCGTCACGTTCCATTTCGGGGGGATCTTTTCTTTCAATCTGTTCCACAACAACGTCTCTGGCTTCTGGGCCATTTACTTCCTCGTATTCTGCTTCTATGAAAGCGCCTGGATGAGAACTCCGAAGTTCCCCAAGCCGTTCCTCGATTTGTTCTCGGGACATATTTTCGATGGCGTGGTAGTGACTTGTTTCGCGCCTATCAATCGTCAGGCCCCCAAGCGAAGAGCGTATCTTTTCAGCGTTGACCGCTGCGGAGTACTGCCCGTCCTCTTCGGCGCTTTTGGACAATTCGCTGAACCTCTGGAGTTGACCTATTAGGGTGACGCCATATTTCTTTTCCCTGTCTTCTCTGAGTTCGCTTATATAGTCCGCTACGTGCGGGAACGTTTTTGAGTCCAGAAGTTTACAGGCTTGTATTTTAGCGATTCCATTCTTGTCGGAGTATCCGGCCTGTCTTGCACATGATGCATTGGAGTGCGTTCCTTCGACGTAGTACCTGGCGAATTCCTTCTGGCGATTGGTAAGTCGGCGGCCGTGTGTTTCTTCAATTTCCAGTGCTTTGTTTTCCATACGCGAAACCATAGTTCCTCCTATATAGGGGTCATTTTAAAAAATGTTTTCCAAAAGTGAAACCAGTTTCTGGCCACGCTCGGAAAAAGAGTGCCACGAAACAGCTATTTTTGCCCAATGTGCCACGAGCAGTGCCACGAGATTAAAAACTTAATCTATTGTTATTTCTGTTATTTTAGCCATGTTTCATGCACCGTGGCACATGTGGCACTTATTTCTCCTCCTTTTTTTATTTTTCATAGTCATTTTTATTTTTGCCCCCTATATAGCCACGAGTACCCTCATACCATCATTTTCTAAATGTCTACTGGACATTGTTTCTGGAATTTGCTACTTTTGACGTTCCTGACAACTTCCATTTAGAAAGGTAGAAAGCAAATGGATAAGTTTGACAAGTCGAATCTCAAGAAAATTCGCACTGCATTAGACGATGCGTTTGACGGCATTCGTGATGATTTGGGGATGCCCATCAAGCTGGAGCTGGGTAGCATCCGCTTCAGTGACACGACCTTCACGGCCAAGATAGAGTGTTCTCTTCTTGGTGAGGGTGGCGTTGTTCAAGACAAAGAGCGGTTGGCCTATACTAGGCTGACGGAGTTAACGGGTTTGAGGCCAGAGTGGCTGGATCAGACGTTCAAATCGTATGACGGCAAGGTGATGAAAATCACTGGCTTTAACACCCGTGCGAGGAAGAATCCTGTACGGCTGGAAGGTGTTGATGGGAAGCAGTACAAGGCTTCCACAGAAATGGTCATCAGTTATATGCAGGACCGCGCACTTTCCGCATGAGGATGGATGAGATTTTTACATCAATTTTGGTTATGGCTTCGGGGGTATCGGACGATATCTCCGAAGCACACTCCCAAGCTAGAAAGGAAGAAAGATGCCTAAGTTTGTAATTATGATGTCGGACGGTCCTGAAATTGACATTACGGATCAGATCAAGAAGTCCTCAAGCGAGGATGATGTTAAGGACGCCGTGGTGGATGGTTTCAAGAAGGCTTTGAAAAGCAAGAAGGTGTCCAAGAAATGACTCACACACCAGCACCGTGGAACGTGACGATGGGGGGTGCCGTACAAATCGGCACGTCCTATTTCATAGACCATACGACAGACGATTCGATAGAGGCGATACTGCCTGAAGATGCGGCGTTGATTTCCGCCGCTCCTGATTTGCTTGCGGCGCTTGAGTCTTTACTCAAGTTTGCTGATCAGAGTGCCATACGCGCCATTCCTTTGGGCGCGGTAACCGACAGTGATTTGGATGAGTCGCGTTCAGCAATCGCAAAAGCGAGGAGGAAGGGATGACCTTTGACATTGAAGCGTGGACCAGTGACGGCAAGGGAGTTGTCATGGTCAAGGGACCGTTGATGTCTGGTCAGTTAGACCGTGACATCATTGACATTACGTGTCCTCATTGTGCGTCTGTTTCGTCAGTTTCGGACAATGGTTGGTCTACTCTTGTTTGCCACGGTTGCAAGGAAGATGTTGAGCGGCCCGATTGGTTAGTACCGCTGGGGCCATGAGACTTAAAACCCTGGATCTTTTTTCGGGGATCGGTGGCTTTGCGCGAGGGCTCGAAGCCACCGATTTTTTTGAGACGAGCTGTTTTATAGAGAACGAACCTTACTGTCAGGCCGTGTTGAGGTATCATTGGCCTGACATTCCTGTATTGGGAGACATACGCGATGTCCGAAGACCCGACCTTCCCGAACCCGACCCAGATGTTATTTGCGGAGGATTCCCTTGTCAGCCTTTCTCCGTTGCCGGCAAGCAAGACGCTCAAAGCGACTCCCGACATCTCTGGCCGGAGATGTTTAGGCTTATCAGGGAATGCCGGCCGCCTTGGGTTATTGGAGAAAACGTTGCTGGAATCATCAACCTGGGCTTGGACGAAGTACTCGCTGACTTGGAAGGCGAAGGCTACGCCACAAGGACGTTTAATATTCCAGCTTGTGCAGTG